GCTGACCTCGAGCCGCACCGGCACATCCGCGCGGGCGAGCGTCCACCAGGTGAACGACGCGAGGTCCGGGTAGCGCAGCGTGCGGCCTGCCGCCGCGCCGGAGAAGTAGTTCCGCGACCCGACCGCCGACATGCCCAGCCGTGCCGATAGCGACGACGGGCGTGCCGCCGGGGCTACCGGCGGCTGCGGGGTGACGGGCAGCGGTGCGGCCACGCTTGCTCTCCTATGCCTTGCTCTTGGCGACCAACGTTACTCGCAAGCTCTTGAACTCACTGGCGGGCATGAGGATGCCACGCCACCGAATGAACCCCGGCAGGCTGAGGTCTAGGCGCTCGGGGCCGTCGCCGCCAGGCAGGAGCTTAGGCAGAGCGTCATTGTCGTCGAAGGAGTCGTAGTCCTCGCCGTAGAAGGTGACGACGCCGCCGTCGATTGGCTCCTGTTCGCCGGTACGCTCTAACTGAATGGTGAACGTGTGCTGATTCATGCAGTGCTCCTTATGCTCGGTCCCAGGTGGCCTTGATTCCTATGCGCAGCGTGTCAGTATTCTGCTTAGTGTACGGCGAGTCGAATACCAGGAAGAAGTATTCAGTGCTTCCAGAGGAGGTGCGGCAAGTGAACCCGTACCACGGAGCGTTTTCGTCAGCCGTCAGCATAGTTACGTACTTGATTAGTTCCCGAGTGCCCGCAACATAGGGCTCATTGACGCTCGAACGAACCGTTCCACCCGCAGGAGGATTAACAGTCCGGCTGTAGGATATCGCGCTTGTCAGTCGAGTACCGTAAAACAGGCCGGCGAAACCTCCGTTCTTTAACGTGGGATTAGCCATACCTAAGAACCCTTTACGACGTAGGACTTGGTTGGTAGTTCCCTCTGTCCCCCCGTACACGCAGTCTTTCAGGATGGTGTTTACCAGATTGTTGCCCGCGTCGTACTCACGTATCTCCAACTGTACGGCATTACCCGCCGCAGGCAGGGCAATCTCTTGTACCACCGTGTGGTCGACCCGCAGCGCCTTGTCTTCCAGCAAGCTGACCGACACAGGATTTCCACCTGAGTCGCGGAGCAGCTCGCGGACGCTCAGCGCCGTTGCCGTGGAAGCCTCTGGTGAGAATCCGAACTCCGTCAGTACCCTATCTGCCGTCATGGTGACGATTCGCGTCACCTTGTTCGTAGCCCTAGCCACCTCGGCGGGCATGTCGAACTCATACTGCTCGGAGCTAGGTGCGAAGGACCCGAATAGATTTGAGCGCTGCACTTCGTTAGCCAGCGCGGTGTCGCTGAACGCCGGAGTGCTGCTACCCGTACCGACGGCCAGGTAAGCTCGTACAGCACCTGACGTAACGGTATAGTGATGGAAAAACATGTCGTAAGCGCCTGCCATCTGGTCCAGACCCGAGTCGGTTATCAGGTTGTCCTGCTCGATGCCCTCGACAGGGCCGATGGCGAGTCCAGACTCGGTGCGCGGCACCTCCGGCACGCCTCGCTCATCCAACACCTGCCATCGTAGGCGGCCCTTTAGAGTCGAATGCACCGGAAGCAGCATTCCGCTAGGCGTTTCTCTGTACTCTGATGTTCTCAACGGTAATCACCCCTATCATCTCGTTATCGTCCGCTATCGGTGAGTCTGTGAAACGTGCTTCGATGTCCTCCGGGTCCGTGCTTGCATTCATCTCATCGCCAGAGGAGGTCGGGTACAGGCTTCCTACTACGCTAATATTCTCGGGTACAATGAGGGCGTCCATCTCATCTCCATCAACATATGGAAACGTGTTGCCCACCACTGCGATATTTTCTGGCTGAACGAGAGCATTCATGCCGTCGCCATCCTCATGATTGTAGAGCTGGCTGTCTGCCCGTATGTTCTCTGGCAAGACGCTGGCCGCGAGGCGATTATCCTCGTCAATCACCGGCATCACTTCACCGACGTAAGCCTCGCTGATGAGCACGTTCGCCAGCGGCTCACCATCCGCACCCGACACGAGCGCCTGGTACTTGCCGAACAACGCCACCACGCGGTCAAGAATGACCGGCTGCTCAAAATCCCATAGCATGTGCTCCTGCTGGTAAAGCTGCCGCTGCACCCGGACGCGCAACTGCGTGCGGTCTGCCGACAGGTAGAAGATGAGCACGTCGCTGTCCACCAGAGGGTTATTTATCCACTGGCCCGTGGGAGTCCACTCGAACACCGTTCGCCAGCCGTAGCTCAGTGCCTGCTGCACCGACTCTTCCGGACTCAATGACAGGTCGGCCACCTGAGCATCTATCCACACCATAGGGTCGTGCCCGCTGAAAGACACGTTCTGCACGTAAGAGTTGCTAGAAGTATCCCACCGCGTGACCCGAACGACGCCCAGGTCATCCTCGTACGCCAACACCACGCGAGCAGCCTGGTCGAACGCCAACGACCACCGCCGCGACCCCACCGGCGCTGGCGCAGCGAACACCGGCGGCAAGCCAGCGACGACCTCACTCCACACACCCACCTCGGTCGCCGACATCTGATGCAGATGCAGGCGGCCGTCCTCCTCACGCCACTCCAACGCCCACGACCGGCCGAACAGCGCCGCGAACGAGTTATCGCCCGTCGCGCCGATGGCCTGCGGGCCGGGCGCGAGGAACAACTCGGCGAAGAACGTATTCGCCCGTCGGCTGATGACCGGCCGCATGGTCATTCCGGCACCGGCTCCGGTTCGGGCGGTGGCAGCATTACCGGCACGCTCGTGACCTCGCCGGTGCCGGACACGAACATGTCATCCGCGAACCAGAAGAGCAAGACCAACTGGTCGATGCCCTGGTTCACCGTGGCCGTCGCCACCTGCAATACGCCGAACGCCGAGATGGCGCGACCACCGCCGCGCCGGAACGTCTCGTCGGTCGCAAGCTCAAGCAACGCCGTACCGGGACTGACTACCACGCGCATGAAACCGTCGCGGTTACGCACCTGCAACACCTCGCGCGCCGCCACCGTGCGCACCGCGTCGAGCATGTGTCGGGTCGGTAACGCCCACGTCATCTGAATGAAGCCGGGGCTGCTATCGTCCCACACGTCCGGCTTGCGTAGCTCGACGTTGCCGAGGCCGGACAGCACCGGCGTGAACTTCACCGTCGTCGCCATCAGATAAGCTCCAGGTTCTTGAGCAGGTCCAGGCTCACGCTCCTGGCCGTCTCACGAATCGTGGCCATCGTGCGCGGGTCGTCGAGCGTGAAACCACTCGCCAACGTAATCTCCGCGATGGCGTTGTACTCGATGGCCGGAGTGTTGCTTGAGCGTGCCAGCGTATTACCGGTCTCGCTCAACTCACGCCCTTGGCTGCTACCGCTGTCCAACAGGCCGCCGAACAGGCCGCCGAGCAGGCTCACACCGAACTGCGCCACGATGCCGGTGACGCCGGGTACCAACAGACCGACGAGGCTGCTGCCGAGGCCGGTCAACCCGCCAACCAAGCTCTGCCCGAGGCCGCCGGAGTCACCGCTACCGATGGCTTTGCCAAGGTCTGCGCCGAACTGCGCGGCGGCCGACGCCAACAGACCGACCATCTGCTCGCCGATGTCGTCCGTCGCGGTCTCCATCATGCTTGCCCACTGCTTCACCCCGTCCGGGAAGCCGGTCAGCACACCAGCGTCCATCAGCGACTGCGCCATCTCCTGCGGTACGTCGCCACCCTGGGTCATGAACGCCCGCGCCGACTCCTGCAAGCCGCGCAGATGGTCGCGACCGATGGGCTGCTTCGTCGCCTCGCGCAACTGCTGCAACAACACCAGCAGCGCTTGCAGGTCAGCGTTCGTCTCCGGCACCGTGCCCGCCAGGTCGGCGATGGCCGCCTCGACAGTGCGCAACGACTGGCCGGTGACGTCGAACGAGTCACCGAGCAGAACGCCGGTCTGCGACAGCTTCTGCAACTGCGCCTCGACGTTCTTGCGCACCTCGGCCGCACGGTCAGCCGCCGCGTTCGTGACGCCACCTGGGCGACCCATACCAGCGCCGGACGCGAACAGCTTGTCCCAATCCTTGCCGGTCAACAGGGCCGGGTTGTTGCGGTAGACGTCGAGCAGCGTCTTGAGACCTTGAACGTCGGCCACGCCAGGCAGAGCACGCGCCGCCAACTCGCCCTGCAACGTCAGGTCGGCGAGCAACGCAAGCAGCGTCTTGAGGCTGTCGTTGGAATCGGGCACCGTGCCCGCCAGGTCGGCGATGGCCGTCCGGACCACCTGCGCCGACTGACCAGCCACGTCGAACGACGGCCCGAGCAAGCGCCCGACGGCGGCCAGCCGCTCAAGCTCCGCTTGCGTATCGGTGAGCACCTTGTTCGCGTTCTCGGCCGCCTTATCGGTCGGGTGGAAGAGGTCGCGGAACAGCCCGACGACACGGCCGCCGACGTCGACAACCGACTTCATCGCATCGCTGTTCGCCACCCATTCGACCGCCTGGTCGCGCAGACCGGCGACGAACGACGCCAAGCCACCGGCCATGGCCAACTGCGTGTCCAAACCGATGCGCAGGCGGTCGAAGTAGATACGGGCTCGAGCCTCAAGGTTGGTGAAGGCCACGCCGGTCGCGTTCATCCCTGCCATGTCCGGCATCCCGGCATCGGTCGGGTTCTGCTGGTGCATCAACAGGCGCGTGCTCGCCAACGGCTGCGGCAACACCTCGGCGCGGATGTTGGCCAGCGGCGCCAACAGGTCCTTCTGCGGGTTTTGGGTCTTGAGCCACGCCGCCACATCGGCGACCGCGCCCTTGATGGCGCTCTTGATGCCGTCACCAAGGTTCGCCCGCAGGTCGTCCATCGCGCCTTGCACGGTGTCGCGCCGCGATAACAGGTTGAGCAGCCTCTGCCAATCCTCCGGGCCGAGGTTGGTCAACCCCTTGTCGACGAGCGCCTGAATCTGCCAATCGAGCGCGGCCAACTGCTGCTGGAACTCAACGATGCCTTCCAGACCGCCTATTTCGCCGAAGCGCACGCGCAAACTCGTGCGCTTGGCGAACGCCTCGGTCGCGTCCGACGCATCGCGTAACAGGTCCGTGTACGCTTTGATGCCACCGTCAATACCGCTGGCAATCGTCGCCGCCCCATCCACGTCCAGGAAGCCGTCGGTCAGGTCGCCAAGACCGGTTGCCAAGCCGTTGACGAAGCCGGTCGCGGTCTCCACGCCGTCCTTGAGCGAGTCGCCGAGCGTGTCGACCAAGTTCGTCGTCGCCGCCGACATATTGCCGGTGACGCCGCCCCATATCTTGTCCCACCCACTGCCGATTTGGGCGTTCGCCTTTTCGAAGTCGTCGAGCACCGTATCGGACAGGCCACGGAAGGCGACCCTCGAGGCGTTGGCCATCACCTGCGGCAGCGCCTTGATGGCGTCCGACGCCGCACCGAGCATACCGGCCTGCAAGTATGCCTGGATGCTGTGAATCTGCGGCATAATCATGCCGAAGTAGCGACCCCAATCGCCAATCGACTGAATCACCGCGCGTACCAGCGCGCTGATGCTCGTGGCCGCACCAGCCGCCACATCGACGATGCCGCCGATGACCGCGCCGAAGCGCGCGACGATGGGCAGCACATCCTCCATCCGCACGCCAAGGTCGGTCACTACCTTGTAGACGAGATAGCCAGCCGCCGCCCATGGCGCTAACTTGGCACCCGAACGACCGAGCGCGATGGCGGTGTTGAGGAAGCTCGGCACCAGCGCGCCCATGATGGCCGCCGCGATGCCGTAGATGGTGTCCTTGTACTCGCCCAGGACGTTGAGGATGCCACGGTCCGTGATGACGTCGCGCAGTCGTTCGACCCACTCGATGACGCCCGCCAGTCGCTTCTTGAGGTCGAACGCTTCGACAAGCTCTTGACCGAGCGAAATCATGGCCAACTCAACGTTGTCTTTCAGGTTGGACATCAAGCCGCCGAGCGAATGGCTCTGCTTCTCCATCAGGTCGAAGAAGCGTCCACCCTCGGACGTCAGGTCGACGAACACGCCTTGCAGGTCCTCGAAGCTGACCTTGCCAGCCGCCACCATGTCCCTGACGCCCTGCTTAGTCGTGTTGAGGCGTTCGGCCAGGACGTCGAGCACGGGCACGCCGCGCTTGAGCAGCGTCCGTAGCGAGTCGGACAGCAACGCGCCGGCGGTCTTGGTCTGGCCGAACACGTAAGCCAGGTCGTCGACCGGGATGCTCAAGCCTGCCGCCACATCGCCGAGCATCTTCAGGTTCGGGATGACTTCCTCAGCCGTGAAGCCGAAGGCGAGCAGGCGCTTCGTCGCTTCGGTCAAACCGACGAACTCGAACGGGGTCGTGGCCGCGAACTGCTCCATCTGGCGCAGCAGCTTGTCGGCCGCCTCGGCGCTGCCGAGCATCGTCTCGAAGGCGATGGTCGTCTGCTCCATGTCGGACGCCATCTTGATGGAGGCCGTAGCGAAGCCGACCACCGCCGCCGTGGCGCCCGCCATCATGTTGCGCAACTGGTTCGATGGGCCGACAGCCTCTTCGAACGAGCGCTTGATGGATTGTCCGGTCTGCCGTGCTACGTCGGCCAAGCTGCGGAACGAGCGGGTCGCATCCGCCTTCATCCGGTCGAGTGACGCCTTGAACGACGTCATGTCGAGCTTGACCAGCAGTGAAGCGGTGCCTAGACTCCCAGCCATGCACCGAGTCTACTAACCGACCAACCTCTCATGCGCCGACCTCGCTAGTTGCGCTCCATCATCGCGCGTATCTCGCGCACCGGCGCCAACGCCAACACCCAACCGGGCAACTGGTCACGGCGGGCGGCGTCCAGGAACGCTCGCGCCGTCTCGCGCGACACCGGCGCCGCCCCACCCTTACGGCTGGCCGCCAGCGGGTCGAAGTGTTCGACGTCACGCCACTTGCCGCGCAACGCTGCCGAGATGAACGCCGTCTGTGTCGCTATCAGCGCCGACAGGCTTTCCAACCGCGACCGCTCGCGTAGGTGCGAAGCGCGGAACATAGCCTGCACGGTCTCGACCAACAGGCGGTCGAACACCTCGGGACTGCTAACAACTGTCGGGTAGGCGAGCTTCAGCGCCCAGTAGACGCCAGGCCAATCTAACTGCTCGCCTCGGCCTCGTTTCCCGCACCACCGGCTTCCTTGTCGCCGACCGTGGCGTTGGCCTCGGACATCAGCAACTGCGCCGCCTCCATCACCAGCGGCATCGGCAACGACTCGACCTGAGACTTCGTGACCTTGTTGTTCACGCGGTTCATGAGCAGCACATGCGCCATCGCCACGGCGAAGTCGACGGCCTTGTCGCCGTCGAACTGGATGCCTTCGCGCAGCGCGTCCTCGGCCGCTTCCGGCGCGATACCGCGCTCGGTGGCCATCTGTGCCGTGATTCGCTGGACCGCCTTCGCCTCGCCGACACTCAGGCCGCCGTACAGCGGCACCGCTATGCGCCCGGTCTGGTCGTTACCGATGGTGGCTACCTTCGGCTCAGGCGCCTCGATGAACGGCAGGAACGAAGTGTAAGCGGCGGTGGCGGCGGTTGCCTTCTTAGCTTCCTTGCCCACGGTCTACCTCCAAGAACAGGCCGGGATACCAGCCGTTGCTTGGCAAGTCTACCGCGTCGTCCGGCAGCACCACATCGACGTGCGTCGTGGCGTCGGACGGGTCGACCATCTCGTACAAGCCAGGCGGTTGCCCGGCCTGCACGAACACCGCGCCAGCAGTCAAGCCGCCGAACTCCGGCGTAGGTGCGATGAGGACGAGCACTGGCTCGTCCTCATCATCGCGCTTGGTACTTACCAGCACCATGAGGCGCTGCTATCTCACGACTGCGTGCCAGGCGTGAGCGCTCCACGGCCCTTGAGCGTGAAGCTGTTCGTGATGATGCCGTCGGCGGGCAGTTGTTGCGTCCAACCGGTGATGGACGCCACGCCCTTCCAGCGCTTCAAGCCGGTGCCGGTACCGAGTGGCCGCAGGTCGATGAACACCTCTGCGCCGCTCAGCGCGGCGGTCTCGACGATGGCATAGCCGGGGTCGCTGGCCCGCCAGTTGCCGTCCCAAGGAATCTGCCAGTTGAGGGCGCCGATAACGCCGTCCTCCCATAGCGCCGAGTCGAACTCCTTGGTCGTGATGTCGTTCTCGCCAATCTGAATCTGCGCGTTCGTACCGCCCGCCAGCTTCTTGAAGTTGCCGCTGGCAGGCTCGGACCGGCTCGGATAGGTCAGCGCCGCGATGTACAGTTGCGTCTTGTCGCCCAACAGGAAATCAGGCATGTCTCACAATCCAATCAGCGCGACGGTCACGTCTTGCACGGCCGACAACGCCACCGAAACCTTGCCGGTGGAGCCGTTGAAGAACGCGGCCGGGAACGGTCCGATAGCCACCGGCTTGCTATCGGCAGCGATGCTTATGACGCGCGTCTGGACCTCATCGGTCGGTCCGGGGCGCGTCGACGTGATGGTGGCCGTCACCGGGCTGCCACCAGCGTTGCGCACCAGCAATACCTCCGAGCCGGTATTCGGGAACTCAGCCGGGTCGGCCGCCGCCACGAACTCGATGACCGAGCCGCCAAGACTAGCGCTCTGCTTCGTCAAATCTGCCATTACGGGCTTCCTCCAAGGTGTAGCTCCTCTGGGATGCGGAACTCCACGGTTGCAATCGTCTCATCCGTCTCCGGCACGTAGACCGGTGACGGCAGTTGTGGGAAGGCAAGCTGCATACTCGTGACCGCTGCCGCGAGGCCGTTGCCGCCCCAATCCTTGAGCAACACGACCCACTCCCGGTGCACGTGGATGCCGTCGCCGAGCAGCGGCGCGCTGCGGTCGCGCGGATGGCGTTCGATGACCGCCTCGATGCCTGTGACGTCGTAACCCGGCTCGCTGCGGGCGCCGACGCTGATGGCGGGCTTGTTGAGCGCCGCGTTGTACCGATGAACGTACTGTCCAAGGTGCGGCGCCAACACGGCGTTGCGCAAGACCGTGGCCAGGTCGGCGAGCGAGTAGCCCATCATCGACCTCGACCTTGCAGGTGTGCCAAGAACAGCTTTTCGAACACCGACAGCGCGTCGTAGTTCTCAAGCGTGTACTCGGTCCACGGCCTGCCGGGTCTGCTCTTGCCGGACTTCGTGGTGGTCGGCTCGTGCAGCAGCAAGCTGTACTCGGCGTGCCAGGTGAACTCGCCAACCAAGTCCTGCCCTTCGACCTTCGGTAGTGGAGCGGTCGGCGGGACCGACACCGTGCCGCCGGGCGGCGGCCTGGAAACGGTCGGGTTGTTGAGACTCGACCGGAAGTAGCCAGTGTCCACGATGTCGCCCTCGTAACCGGCGAACAGGCCGGGCGTCGAGATGACCTTCGTGAACTCGGTCGTGAGGTTGGCGAGCAGGTCGGCAAAGGCGTTCTCCAACGCGCCCTTGATTGCGCCGGTACCACCATCGTAGCCGTCCCAACGGAAGTCGCTCATGAGGACGCGGCCCTCCATGAGCCGATGATGCGGTCGCCGAGCGCCTTATCGACGGCCGGGATGGCACCGGGCCAGCGCGGGCCGAGCGTGAACGTGCCGGATATCCAGTCCACTGTCAACGGGGCCGTGGCGCCAGGGGTGACGCCATCGGGCAGTGTCGTCGGTTCGACCAGGCGCCCAGTCAGCGCCTGGTCCATCTCGTTGAGGCCGAGCATCATCCGTAGCAATGGCGAGGACGAACCTTGCAGCGTTGCAAGGACGACGACCGGCGAGCCGTCGGCGATACGTTCCAAGCCAGTCGCCGAGTCAATCACCAGGCTCGAGCCAGGACGCCTGAACACCAGCTTGAACTTGCGGAACGTGCTCGACGCGAACGGACTCGCCATCGCCTAGAACCTGCCCTCTACCATCGCCACGGTCGAGAATCGTTGCTTGGCGCCGCTAAGCATGTTGGTCGTATCAGCCTCCATGCCTGGCGGCACCGTGAGCGAGAACTTGCGGTCAAGCGCGGCCTGGTGCGCAAGCAGCGCCTGAATCTGCGCCTCCGTGGCGCGAAAGTCGGCCTCCGGCGCCTTCTCCACGCGGTACGTCTGCACACTCAGTGCGAACGCCGCCGTGTAGTACGGCCGGAAGTAGGTGTCGCCGTTCGGCGCGGCGCCGGCGCTATCGCGCAACACGTCGGTCAGGAAGGCGTCTTGTGCGCCTCCGCCATCGTTGTCGCTGCGCTCACGCGCCCGGACCAGGCACTCAGCCTGCTCGCGGTAGTCGATGGCCACGCCCGGCCTCCGTTACTTCTTACCGCGTCGACCGGTGGTAGGCGGAGCCTCGAACGGCTCCTCCACCTCGGCAGCTTCATCGACTACCGCCTCTTGGGCGGGTTCGCCGACTGCCGCGTCCGGGGCGCGTCCAAGCGCGGCCTGGATGGCCGCGAGCGTCTGTTGACCGATGCCCTCAACCGCCAGAAGCTGCTCGTCGGTCAGCGCCATCACATCGTCGAGCGTCTTGTGCCCGGCGTGCGTCAGCGCCGCCCCGCCAGGGAAGTCGGCGGGCAGCGACGCAGGCGGCTCCACCTCGGCAACACCATCGATGAACTGCGGGTTGCCGAGGACGAACGACTCCGGCAACTCGCTCTCGTCCACCAGACCCGGGCCGACATACTTGCGTAGGCCGCCAGGGAACGCGACGAGGAACGTGGTCGGCAGGTTGAGCTTTCGGCTCACGGTTTACCTCCTGGCGCTTAGGTGGGCGCCGTGACGTTGAGCACGCCGAGCGCTTCGGGTTCGGTGATGACCGGCAGACTGGTCTGCCAGGCTTCGCCTTCGAGGCGGGGCGGCTTGTTCTCGAACATCTCGACGCGCATGACGCGACCGGGGTTCGCCTGACCGGCGGCGCGACCGACGCCGACATAGCCCAACGTGTCCGGCACCGCCAGCGGCTCGTCGTCGCCAAGGTCAACCGAGTCGTTGCGACCGGTCGTGCCGACCATGACGAAGGCCGTCTCCTTGAGGAACCGCTCGGTGCCGGACTCGGTCCGGTAGCGGCGCTCGTAGGTCTCGATGGGCGGCAGGCCGTCGGCCATCAACGCATCGTTGATGCTGCCCAGGGTCGCGCGCCCACTGGCGCCCTGAATCTGACCAGTGCTAGACACTACGGCGATGCCGACGCGAGCGCGAACCAGCGGATGAGCGGCAAGCACGGAGAGCAGCTTGCGGCTCGTAATCATGCGGTTCACGTTGAAGCCCTTGCTCGCCAGCAGGTCGGCCATATCGAAGATGTCATCGAACGGGTCGGCGGTGTTGTCGTACCAGCCGGTCTTGGCGAGGGTCGTGCCGCCGGAGATGGTGGCGCGGTGGTTCGAGGGGTTCGGGTACGTGACGGTTTCCTTGTACGCGTTGCTGCCTACCCGGACGACGCTGCCGTCGACGATGGCCTGCCAGCGCTGCTGTTCGTTGTAGTCGAGCAGCGCGCGGAGCAGAACCGTGTCACCCCAACGCAGCACGGACTGAATCGCATCCATCGAGGCGTTGTTGCCGAGATATGCGAGCAGGGCATCGTAGTCGCGGCCGGATAGCTCGCGGGCGATGTCGGACTCGCCAAGCTCGACGTCCATGCTGCCGAACAGGTCGCCACCCTTCATCTGGGTCGGCGAGTAGCGGGTGCCGCTGTTGGCGATGACCGTGCGGTAGCGGATGGCTTCCTCGCGGTACTTGTTCGCCGACTGTTGCACCTCGGGCAGAAGGGTCGCGCCGAGATAGCGCGGGTTGCCGTCGCGGTCGGCATCGAACTGCGCGCGACCGTCGTTGATGATTCGCATGAAGTAGCCGTTGGTGGCCGCTTCTTCCAGGAGGGTGCGTAAGTCCTTCATCGTTTACCTCACCCGTCCACTGACACGATGCACTGATAGTTGGCGCGAATCCACGCCTTTTTCGTTGCATCGAGCGTCGACCAGCCGTCGAGCCGGTCCTCGTAGATGACGACGCCGTGCCGAAGCAACTCGACATCGACGTTCTTGTTCGCGTCCGTGACATCGAACGCGGTCAGGTAGATTTCTTCCTCCGCCAGATGGGCCGGAACAATCGGGGGACCAGCGTCCTCCGGCACCACCGTCACGGGGTAGAAGCCTACGTTCGAGCTGCGCTCCGAGAACGTCCGACCGACGAGGCTCCCGGCAGGCAGATGCCTGATGCCGTTGACCTCCGGAACGTCTGCCTTCTTCACGATGGCTCCGCCAGGAATCATCGTGTTCGAGTGCATCGGTTCGGCCATGAACGGAGGCGCGGTTCTGTTAGTCGATACCGAGCCAGCTTTCGCCATGTTCGTCCTTTCTGTCGGTCAGCCCGCCAGCTTCGGCGCCCTGTAGAACGAGCCGAGCTTGTCGTCTGCCGCCTTGCCTTCTGTCCGGGCCTGCTGCGGCAGGCGCGTCTCGCTGCGCTGCTGTTCGTGGCGCTTGAGGCTCGGCATGAACTTGGACCAGTGCTGCTCGGCGTAGCTGCCGAGCGCCTGTTCCTTGTCGCCGACCAACAAGTACGGCACCTTGGCCGCCACCTGCTTACCGTCGCGCTCCACCGTCTCGTCCTTGACGACGACATCCAACAGCTTGCCATCCGCGCCGCGCGCAAGGCTGCCAAGCACGTCGGCGTCGTAGCCGAGTACCTCTGCCGCCTGCTGAACCCGTACCGCACGCCCAGTGGTGAACACCTGCTCTTGCAGGTCGGCCATCTTGCGTGCAACCTCGTCCGGTGCGCCGAGCGACTTGTAAGCCTCGAACGCAGTGGCGTCGTCTCCGACCAGTACGCGAGCACCGTCGCCGGGCACCTTGGCCCGCACCTGCTCAAGCTCGCGCTCCATGTCGCGTAACTTGCTCCGGTACTCCGCGTTCTCGCCGAGCAACCGAGCGATAGCACTATCCGCGCTACCGGCCCGCTCGACCAACCGCGTGATGCGGTCGATGTCGTCCGAGCCTTTCGGCTCCTTGTCTTCCACTACGTCAGGCTTGTCACGCATCACTCGACCTTTCCGTGGCGCCATGTCCACCGGGACCGTGCCGTGCATCATGTCCGACACAACGGTACGGCACTCCACCGTGAGGCGCAAGCCCAGTTATGCAAACCCGCGAAACACTGCCAACGTTTGTGAGGCGTGGATGAGACGGCAAACCTGGATTTGGCCCGCGACCACGACCGGTGAACCACCCCGCGTACCGTAGGACTCCGCTGAATACCCGTGGATGCCACCGGTGCGCCGGGGTTAGGAGAGTATTCTCCCCAACCGGCCGGATTATGAGAGCAACCGCGTCGCAACCGGCGGATATGCAACGGCCTATGCAGCCACCGCTTTTTCAGGGCGTCCGGATATCTACCCGGCCACGGTCTCCCGCTCGGCCGCCGACTCAAGCCAGTGCTTGACCAACCGCTCACCGTCGTCCGGTGGCAACAACCGCATCTGCAAACGAGCCAACGAGCCGCCGGTGATGACCGCTACCCTGTCGCCATCGACGATGCACACCTGGCCGACGGTCGGCTTCTGCGACAGGCGGATGGCCACCGACAACCGGTCACCGTCGTGGCGCATCACGAGACCGCTGGCCAAGTCCGGGGCGTTCGGCGTACCGAGCGATACCTTGCGCCCGGCCACCAGTGGGCCACTGGCTCGAGCAACATCATCCGGGGTCTGGTCGTCGCGTTGCCTGGTCTGCTGCACCATTGCCTCCTGACTATCTGCCGGGCGAACCGCCGGTCGGCGTCCACACCGGCTTCGGCGGTTCGATGCCGTTCGCCTTCTCGAAGGGGGCCACGCCATTCGGGCTGCGCTTATGGCCAGCGGCCGCAGCGCGCCGCTGTGCATCCTTGGCGTGCTCCGCCATCCACTCGTCGTCCACCAGGCCAAGGTCGTGCCACGCCGGTGTCCAGGGGGCGTTGAAGCAGCGGTCGTTCGGATGCAGCGCCGCCGGAGCCTCTTCGACCCGGTAAACGTTACCGGCACGGTCGGCGCAATCACCACAGATACGGTCGTCTTGCGTGGCGATGCGCTGCACGTAGTCGATGCGGTTCTCGCCGTACAACTGGCGCCTGCCGTCATCCTGGGCGCTCAACGCCTCCGTCCGGGCAAGCATCTCCGCGTTGCTCTGCAACACGCCAGTCGCCTCGCGGATACCACGCGCGACCACGCGCGGGTTCTTACCCTCGACCAACCCCTGGATGACCTGCGACTGCACCTCGGCGATGAAGTCCTGGCCATGCGCGCGCAAGCGTTCGGCGCTGTTCACGATGACCGCCGCTACGTGCCGGAACGGGATGTTGGTCGTCAACGCCAACTGTGCGTCATAAGCGCTCACCAGCGCCGCCGCGCCGCGCAAGCCTTCGTTGTACGCTGCCGCCACCAGCCCGGCGACCTCCTTCGTGGCGCCTTCGACAAGGTAGGCGTCGATGGCCGCTATCTGCGCCTCGGTCTGCGCCAGAATCTCGCGGGCGCGCGCCTCGGCATACTGCCGATAGCCGATGGCCTCGACGTCCGGCAGGTCGGTCACGGTCCGGTACTTCGTAATCAACGAGCGCTCAAGCTGGCGCGATACCGCAACCAACTCGCGACGTAAGCGCTTCACCGTCGTCGTTTCCAGCCCGGTCAACACCGCGTCGGACTCTCGAACCAGGCGGCCGATGGTCCTACCGCTAGGCACCGCTCACCTGGGCCAGCGGCACCGGCACCAACCGAAACGCCATGTCGCCATCGAGCGGCGCGAGCAAGAACGACTCGCCGGACGACAGTTCCAACCGGACAGCACCGAGCCGCACCTGGACCGCTACGCCCCCGTTAGCCATCGGTCGCAAAGCCGCGTCCATATCCACGACCAACTCGCACGGCAGCCTAACTTGGGGTTTCACGCGAGGCGGCCTCCGCCCGACGCAGGGTGTCGAGCAAGGCGCTGGTCGGCAGGTTGGCCAACGCGCTCGGCGACGGCGCGCGGGCGCGACCGCCGTCGATGTCATCATCAATCTCCTGGCGAATCTTCTGCTTCTCGGCTACCGGGTCCTCGATGCCGACGCGGCCCATGGCCGTCTCGGAGCTAATCAGTTCGGCATCTCGCAACGCCATGGCCATGTTCTGCTCTTCGACCGTTGGCGGCGTGAGTTGGATACGGGTGTCGGCGACCGCCTTGAAGCGGTCCAGGAAGTCGACCTCGACGTTCGACAGGTACGTGCCGAAGGCGACCACCGTTTCCAACAGCGTCTGCACGCAACGGTCGACCGCCATCTTCGTGCGGTTCAGGTCGGATTCGAAGTCGGCCATCGCCTGCTGACGGCTGACGCCGCTGGCGGTCGCGTCACCGGCGATGAGCACATGCCGTTGCTTCACCTCGTCGTAGATGTTCTCTTGCGCGTCGTGCTTCGTGTCCGTGAACGTGACGACGCTAACCGGGTCGCGGTAGACGATGCTGGTCGGCAAGGCGCTCGCGCGGCCTTGCGCGTCCTCGACGAGCGTGCTCTGCAACAGGTTGACCGCGCCGGCGCCGACCTCAAGCGGGTCAGGGTGGAACACCTTGCGCCCATCCTCGCCGACCTCGTAATGGCCGGGCATCTCGGCGTTCACAATCGTGCGCTCCAAGAAGCCCGCCAACACGATGTTCCGGCTCATCATCGTTACGGCCATGTTGACCAAGCGTTGATTCTGCCGAACTTGAGGGCTGACGATGCGCGCCCGCTCGAGCAACACCAGCGGCAGACGACCACCGAGCACCAATGGCGTGCTGTCGACCGCCAGCGCGTTACCTTCGTCCTGACGCCGGATGATGGTGTTGCCGTCGCCGTCGATTGCCGAAAACTCGGCGAACGTGCGTCCGTTCTCTTCGGCCACGTACACGCCGATGCGTCGGCCGCTATGCGGGTCATCGAACACCGTGGCGACGTCCACGCCGAGCGCCTCGGCGTCAAGCAAACCAAGCGCACCGGACAGGTCGACATCGGGCACCTTCCGGTCCGGGTCGAGGGCGTGTGAGGGAATGAACAGGCGCAACGTCGCCGAGTCGCTGTACAAGGCCGTATCGAGGGCGTCGAGCAACAACTCGCCGAGCCTCCGGTTGTCCCACCAGTCGGTGACCGCCGCTTCCATCGCGCGGATGGCGGCCAAGTCGGCCTCGGTCATGTCACCGCCATCACGGCGAACGAACCGCCAGTTGACCTCGCGACCGACCGTGGCGCTGGCGTGCCTCTCGACCACCTCACGCACCACGTTCTTCGACACGAAGTTGCGTTCGATGAGATTCATCACCTCGCGTACGCTGTCTTGTTGGCCGCTCGTGGTCCGTGGCCTCGGACCTACCCAGCCGTCGCCGCCTTGCCAGTGGTCGCCATCGAAGAACTTGCGGTTGCTCTGGACGTCTGTCGTGTCGCGCTTGGACAGCAGTTGCCGCGCCCACTCGATATCAATACCCTCGAACGGCTCCATCACGCCTCCATGAAGTACACGACGTCATCGAAGCCGCGCGACTCGCCCCACGCCGCGCCGTCGGGGTAGCTCGGCTCGACCGCCACCAAGCGCGCGCGATAGGCGCCGTCGGTGATGCCGAGCGCCTGCCAGTCCAGGCCGCCGAGACGTACCACGACGACGTCGATGCCGTCCACCGTCTCCTTCGTGAACGCGGTCTGGTCGTTGATGGTGATGACCGCTTCCTCACCGCGCCGTAGGTCCAGGCGCCAGGCGGTCACGGCGCTGATGTCCTTCGGTTCACCGTCCGGACCAGTGAGCCGCCAGTACACGGCGTCACTCATGCCGACATTGAAGAAAGCTACGACCATCGCTCGCACCCGTCGCTTGCAGTGTTGCAAGGTCCTTTCAGTCGCATCGCTGGCAGTATAGCCACCCACGCCCCGGGTATGCCGGTAGTCTCCCCGGCCACGGCGCTCCGTTGTTGCCCGCATGGTAGCCCCGCACGAAGAATGGCAACGGCCCGGTGGGGGTTCCGGGCCGTTGCCATCGTACCAATTCACCACGCCGTTCGGCGAGTCAATCCTCCGCGCGCTTCTCCATCAACAACTCAGTCGCCAACTGCATCGCAGTCGTCCCGCCGTAATAGTTGCGGTCCTGGTCCCACCCCCACTTCACGAAACCCTCTTGCCATGTCACGTGGTGCGCGCCCTGGCGGCGCCAAGCACGCCACGCTCGCTTCACCGCGATGTGCTCAACCCGGTCGTCGGCGCAGATGGTCGGCCAGATGTCGGCCAAGATTGTGTCGTAGCCACCACCGTCTTTGACACGCGGCAAACCGGTCCGTTCGGGCAAGAAGGCGTCTCCATGGACGATGCGCACCTCGGTGCCTGACAGTGCCAACGTCGGCGCCACCACGTCGATGACGCGCGGGTCGACTTCGACCACCGTGATGCTCGTCACCGACTCCTTGCGCGCCAACGCCATCGGCAACATGCCGATGCCGAGACCGAGCATGAGCACGTCGCCGGTCGCCGCTTTGTAGAGCGGTAGATTGCTCACGCGCTCGGCGGGCGTGTCGCTCATCCAGACCACGCCACCACGAACCAGTCGAGCGTAGCGCCCTGGCGCTACGCTCAAACGCAGGGCGGGCGCCTTCATGGCGAAGCCGATGTTCTCGAACTTTGCGCGCTCCGGTGACACCTCGCATACGTCCAGCTTGACGTCGCCGCTCTTCGCCGGGATAACCAGGTCGGCCATCGACACGAACGGCGGGCACAAGTAGCGGTCATCCATGCCTACCGCCTCGCACTCGACGAAGCTCGTCGAACAACAGGACCAAGAACGCGCCGACCGGAGCGCCGACGACGAGTCCGGCGATGACGCCTACCCAATACTCGCTCATCGGTCGACCACCATGAACGGAATCCAACCGGGCTTGGGTTCGGCACTCACCGACTCGCGTGGCCAAAGCCCGGCGACTTCGCGCACCGCCGGGTCGGCCCAATAGCGCGCCGCGCAACGGTCCCAATCCGGTATGGCCATTTCGTGCCAGGCGTGACCGGGGTCGTCGCGTAACACGATACCGTTCTCGAAGGCGAACCTGACCAGGGCCTCCGTGGCCAACGCGGCGTCGTGGGTCCCGAAAGCCAACAACCAGTAACCGTGCTCGTCGTCCCACACCTCGACCGGGGTCTGCGGCGCGTCAGCGTCCACGACTACCTGATTCCACTATCAAGCCGTCGATGCCACCGTCCGGCCACACCCGGTACTCGATGACCGCCGGACCATATATCCGCCTCTTCGTCCTCGTGGGGTCCCTGACCGATTCACCGGCCAACAACTCGAACCGATAGTCGCCAGGCTCTCGCGTCCAGATGTTTTCCAGGTCGCGGCGGGCATTCGCTGTCTCGTTCATCTCTGACTCCTTCCTCGTTCGCGCGCCTTAGAGGAGCGCGCGAACGAGCTTGCGAACGGTGCGGAGGGCGGCGGCCAACCCGGTCAACTCGGCCGTGGAGCGAGTGTCGTCGTCGGCGACGAACACGGCGCGCTTGAGCTGCTCTTCGACCATCCGGAGGAAGCGGGGGGCGGCGGTAGCGCCGAAGTCGCTGTACTCGGCCAGGAACTCGTTGAGGTAGCTCTGGAGGTACTTGCCCTCGTAGCTGGCGACGAGGGTCTCGGGGCGCTCGGTCTCGAACGCGGCCTCGATTGCGCGGATTGCTTCGGCTTCCTGGGCGGTGGGCTGCTGGTAGTTGGTCATCGTGTGCTCCTTCCTTCCTACATCCCCATACTAGCGCAGTGTACGCACGTTGTAAAGGCACTTCGCCCACCATCGCCCCGCCATCGCCCCAGCGTCGCCAGGTATGTCAGTAGTCTCCCGTTCATCGGCAACCGGTTATAGCCCGCTTGGTCGAGCCTGGTGGGTGGCCGGCGCCGGGGCGCCGGCCGGCGTTTGCGAGCTACAGGATGTTCTGGATGACTTGCGTCGCCGCGAACACCGCAGCGAGGATGGGGTCGCCGCCGGCGTCGTCGACGCTGACGGTGCGAGCGCAGTTGTAATCAGGCGAGTACGCGGTAGCGATGCCATCGTCGCGGATGAAGCCCTTGACGAGATTCTTGTCGTAGATGACGTTCAGGTCGGGGCCGGCGATGATGACGAATCGAACGACGCTGTCATTCAAGGCTTCATGCAGGGCGTCGCCGTCGAGGTCGCGGGGGTTGAGGTCGAGCAGGAATATCGTCGATGTGTTGCTCAGGCCGAAGCTGACGTGCGTATCGCAACGTCCGATGATGTTCACTTCGACCTCATCGCCGCGGTAGCTCTTGGAGTTGATGGTGTAGGTCATCGTGTGCTCCTTCCTTCCTACACCCGTAGTCTAGCGCAGTGTACGCACGTTGTAAACATCGCCCCGCCATCGCCCCAGCGTCGCCAGGTATGTCAGTAGTCTCCCGTTCATCGGCAACCCGTTGTTGCCCGCGTGGTGCGTCCTCCGAACGCCCGGCAACAACGGGTCCGGCCATCAAGCGACCGTCACCGCGTACAACTTGCCCAACTCCGGGTGCGTGAAGTCGCGGTTCGCTTCGCGACCGCAGGGCATACCGTCGTAGAGCCCGCCGTTGTAACGGTCGCCGCGCACCTTGACGAGCGCCGCCATGGCATTCGCCTCAACCTCGGAACGAAAGAACAAGACGCCCATGCAGTTGCCGGACTGGCTGAGAACCGGGACCGGCCGTTCCTCTCGACCGCTCATCTGCGGCCAGCGAACCGGCGCCCGAGCGCCATCGTTAGCATCGAGAACTGGCCGTCCACCGCGTTGCAAGACCCTTCCAACAGCATGTCGAACCAATCGCGGCTCGACGACTCGACGACGCTGGCACAGGCGTGAGCGGCAGCGGCGTGAGCCAACGCATCCCGAATCTTCTGAACCAACTCGGCACCTTCCACGTCGTCGATGCCTACGAGGGCATCGAACGCACGCTGCGCCGCACGGTGCGCTATAGCCAACATCGTCTCCGCCGGAGCGTCAAGCTCGAGCAACTCTTCGACCTGTGACACGGCCAAGACCGCGAACGAACGTAGCTCGGGCGCCTGGTGTTTGACCGCGCGGTTGAGCGCGATACCGATGGCCTCGCTGACCGCATCGCGGCGCTTGTGGTTCTCTGCGACTGACGGACTAGACATCATCTGCCTACCTACCTTTCTTCCTACACCCATACTCTAGCGCAGTGTAGGCAAGTTGTAAAGGCGCTCCACTCAACATCGCCCATCGTGCCGGGGTATAGCAGTAGTCTCCCGTTCGTCGGCGACCGGTTATAGCCCGCTTGGTACGTCCTCGGAGCGACCACGAAGAACCGGGCGAACCATCGCGGCTCGCCCGGCGCCTACTGGCCAACGACCTACTCGGTCGGTGCCTGTTCGATGAACTCCGTCAAATCCGCGACCGCTAAGCCCGTCACGCCGCCAACGCCGCGACCAGGCTCGTCCGACCATTGCGCCTCAATCGACCGAAGCAAGTCCTGACGTATGACCGTCAAGCGCTCGACCATCGTCAGGCCGTCGTCGTCGGCCAACGTATCGTCGACCAGACGACCGAGTGCCGCCTCGACCAACATATGACGCGCCAGACTGTCAGCCCTCTTAGCCACCGTCAAGCCAAGGTGCGGATTCGCGGCTATCTGCTGCGCCGCGCCTCGGCGGGCGTCGTAGGCCGTCGCTACGAGCGCCGTCGCCCATCGCAGCACCTTGCCCTCGAACGCCGCTTCGGTCGGACCTACGTCGCGCTTAGCCATCGTCATAACTCCACCTCGTAGCGGAACCGGCGAGCCGCCCACTTGAGCAGGTGCGCCTGCGCCTGCGTCACGGCGTCAGCCTGGTCGATGCCGGTGAACGTCGCGTAACGTGTCGACCCGCGACCGTTGCCGCGCATCGTCACCTTAGCGTGCCAGACCGGCCCGTCCGTGTCCCTCGTGGCCTCGACGAGAGCGATGGCCTCGCGCACCTCGCGCTGGTACGGACGGTCGTGGTCGGCGAAGTCCCACACCTTCCTCTGCAACAACCGGCCGCTCCAATAGTGGCTCGAACCGACCTGCCTCTCAGCGAACACCAAATCGGCACCAACCGTCTCGGCGTAGGCGATGGTCGGGCGCCCAGCGCCATAAACAGGCGGCGAACCTACGGCAATCTCGTGCATCTTGACTCCTTCCTTCCTACGCCCCTATTCTAGCGCAGTGTCGGAGTGTTGTAAAGGCGCTCCGACTACCGGTCGCGCCTCAAGCCGCACCAGCGAACCACCGCCAACAGCGCCAAGCCGAACACCACGATGCCGAGCCAGTCGGCGCCACGTAGTGCGCGCCAGGCCGGGCACCAGAACGCCGCCAGCGCCAGCGCCGCCAAGACGATGTTGACCGAGCGTATGTTCGTCCGACCGTTCACCATCAAACCGCCTCCACTAACATCAACAACTCGCGCTCGACCAGGCGCGTGACCGGAACCGTCCGAGCGGCGTGCCAATAGGCCGGAGCGACCGCTGCCGCCCAGGCGTCTGCGTCGATGCCCACGTGTCCGTGTACGCGCGCCTTGAGCGCTTCTGTGAAGCCGGAGACGTAATCGGCAAGGGTGGTGATAGTCTCCCCGGCCTCGGCGACCGGTTTGACCACCGTTGTAGCCATCCACGAATCACCGGCTCGAGCCGGAACGTCAATCGTCGTTCCGGTCGGCGGCAACACCAATGACCAGTCACCGAGCGGTCGACCGCCAACTGGGCGCCAGTGCGCCACGAACGACCGACCATCGTCGAATGTGACCAACAACCGCGCCGAGACGCGCGGGTAGGCCATGGCCAACGTCAACTTCGCCGGACCGGGTGGCCAGCGACGGGTCGGCGAACGTGACGCTGCGCGGGTGCGGCGCCACGGTGCCATCACTCGTCCTCGTCACCGACCGGTGCCGTGAACGGCACCTCGACCAACTTGCTGCCGCAGAACGGGCAGTAGGCATAGTCGTTCTCTCGTGGCGTGCCGACGGTGAGCGTCTGCGCTTGGCCACATTCCGTGAACCACGCATCGCTGAACTCGTCGTCCTGTCGCCAATGACACTGGGCCATAAGTGAACCTGCCCTACGAGCATCGTAGCGCCTGCGCCATCACTCATGCACGATGACTTGCTTGACCTCGACCCAACGCGGCGGCCAGACGCGGAGCCTGCCGTCGACCAAGCTGGTATCCAGATGCCAAGCGCCGCCCTCGAACCGGAGCATCAACATATTGCCATCCGGCCATATGCCGATGACCCACCGGGCATCATCCGGCGGGCATTGGTCGATGCCGGGCACAATCTCGACCGAGCAGACGTGGCGCACCGCCGCCATCCGGCCAGCTCGGTAGTCGGTCAACATCAACGTGCCGATGACACTCACCGCAACGACGACCGCTGCCGCCCACAACCTCTCCATGCGGTTCGGCCACCTCATCCGATGTCCTCCGCGCGCCAATAGATACGCGGGTTCCGGACGTAGCGGCTCGGCGTATAGGCGCTCGGGCGACCTTGTGACGTCAAGCCATAAGCGACGCCATCGAAAGCAGTGTCGTACTCCGTGATGAGGACGGTGCGTCGGCCCATCTTGCGGTCCTCGTCGTCCCAATAACCGTTGTTCCGGACAAGCCGGTCTGCCACTTCCTTATCTACCGTCGCCATAACCCTGCCTCCTAGTCAATCCAAGGTGTAGAACGCCAAGCCGTTCGTGCCGAAGTCGATTGTCAACACGTCGTAGTGTGGTGCCGGTCCATGCACCGTGGCAATCTCGCGGTTGTCGTAAGTCACCAGTCCGAGCGTCATGTTCGTCAGTTCGTAACTGGCGACGACGAGCGCGTTCGCCGCGCAGAACCGAGCGTAGTGACGCACCTCGCGACCGATGTAAGCCTCGACCGTAGCGCGCCACCCGCGTTCCTCTATCAGTGCCTTGAGCGCATCGGCGTACTGGCGCGCCATGCGCTCCGCTATCTCCGCTGCGTCTCCCCCGTCGGTCGTAGCCATGGGCGCCTCTCTCGATGCAGCGCGCCGAGCGCGGCGCCATCATGGCCGACCACCGACATGCCTCGCACGCGCCGCCATCGCAGTATCGACGTACTGCTGCGACGTCATCCTACTAAGGCGCTGGCGCCGCCTGGGGCCTGCCGACTCCCACAGCCATAGGGCGTACTCGGCTGTGTCGACGTCGACCAACGTGCCGTCCTTGACCCAGTTGAGTGTGCGTGTCGCGAGCACGTCACGTGCCACTCGCACCACGCCCGGCTCGAGCGGCAACTTGGTCATGGCTGCTCGCCCTCTTCGTGGTGCATCACCCGAACGACGGCGAAGAGCGCTTCGCGCACGTAGGGCGACTCGATGTCGCGCAACCGATACCATTTGTCACCCACCGAGAACAGGGCGTCGACCGGCGCCGTTGCCTTGCGAGCCAACTCCAACCGCGCAACCGCCTCCGCCTTGTCGACCTCGAAGATGCGACACCAGGCGCGCAGATACAGGTAGTTGCCTCCGGCCATCACGGCATCTCGCTCCACGTCATCGCTGGCGACGTGATTCTCCGGCGACCGAACGGGGTGTCCACCATCCATGCTTGACCCGTGAACCTCGCCTTCGCCGTATTGCCGTCCCGCCAACGCGCCATCACGAACCTCGTCGTGCTCGGCGGGCACCGGACCAAGTCGGCTACCGCGATAGGACCGCAGTAGGCGAGCACCGTCCGCGTCGGCGGCAGCGGCAGCACCGCCAGGCCGACGAACACGCCGAACAACCACACCATCAACAGCACCGCTGCTGTCGCGCCGGTCCAACCATCGCAGACGCCGGGTCTCATTCACGGTACGTCCTCTCATACGACTTCCAGGCGATGTCGATGAAGCGCTCGGGCGAGACCTTCGCCAACATCTCCCGATTGGCGCGGTTAGCGCCACCCCAGAGCCAGAGCACCAGTTGTGCCGACACCAGGTCAATCAGTAAATCCTCAGCGAACGGTGACGTGCGCGTGGCAATCGCATCCTGAGCGATGACCACGACCAGCGGCATTTCCACGCCCACGGCGTCCTCGACCGGCATCGTCGGGTCGTCGCCGGACGACATCATCGCGTCACCTTGGTCGCCGTCGACCAATCGCAGGTGATGCTCACGCCGACGCCACCTTGCGGTGTCGTGCCACGAGCCGCAACGCACTCGACGACTCGGCCGGACGGCAGGTCGTCGACGAGCACCGTCCAGATGCCTTCCGGCGCCTTGACTTCCGGCGAGCGCGGCGTGTTCACGAACGCGCCCAGGGCGTAGGCGACTATGGCCACGAGCATCAGGGCAACGAGCGACCAGACCTGCCGCGCGCCTATCCTTGCCATGCGCTCACCTCGCGACCAATCGCGACCGGACCTTGCAACGCTGCAAGGTCGACCGAACGAGAAACGGGTTGGCGACTATCCATGTCTACCTCCTTACCTCCAAACCATCTTAGCGCAGTGCGCAGCAGATGTCGCGCGACATCGGCAGCGACTGCATAAACGCCGGACCGTATGAGATGAGGCGTGGATGAGACGAGCACCCAACGAAATGCCGGTTTGCCCGCGCGTCGGGCGCCCCCGCGTGCCGCGTAGCTCCATGTGGACCCCGAGGAAGCCACCTACGAGCGGGGGTTATGAGGGTGTTCTCCCCATCGACCCGGATTATGAGAACGCCGTTATGCAAGCGGCTAGAACGCCTGACGCTGCGAGTACGAGCGCCGTTCCTCGTCCTCGCTCGCGCGCCGCCGCTTCGTGTGCACGGCGTTATAGGCGCCGGACGCCGAGTCCACACGGTCATCGTGCACGCGGTCGTCGGGGAACATCTCAAGCTCCGCCCAATAATCTTCGTCGAACCGGCCCAACACGTAACGCATGTCACCACGCTCAGCCGCCGCCGAGAACGGCCGTGCCCGGTCAATCTTCGACCCGTGCGCCGGTGCGGGGTAGTAGGCGAAGTCCGACAACAGCGCGCCGAACTCGCGCGCCGTGAACTTGCCAGACGCGCCGCCTTCCATCTCGATGTACACCTCGCAGTCGGAGCCAAGGTTCCGCGCGGCATCCGCCTCCGCCGCGAAGCGCACGCGGCGCAACACCTCTTCCGGCGTGCCACGGAACCGGTCGATGGCCAACAGGTACGTGAACCCGTCGGTGCCGAGGCCCATCTTCGTGCCAACCGTCCAGTCCGGGTCCTTCGACCGCGCCGAGGCGCGCGTGCTGGCCAGGTCCCAGAAGCGCGCCACGCGCTGCATCTGCGGGATTCGGTCGGCTTCGATGCCTTTGAACCAACTACGGTCGAAGTAGGCGCCCTTCTCGATGACGTCCCAGTTGCCTTCGAGCAACTGTTGCCGCGTCACCGGGTCAAGCTCGGCCAGACTCTTGATGTACGACTCCTGGTCCAGATGCGGGTTATCGGCCAGGCGGCTCGGGATGAAGGTCGTGCCAGGCTTGGCCGAGCGGATGAAGCGGTCCTTCACCCACTCGTGACCATGACCACCGGGGTTGCTCGCCGAGTAAACACGCAGCGGTAGCGGGCTACCTGCCAGACGCCGCAGGCGCGAGTGCATGTACTTGTACTCGAACAAGCCGAACTGCGTTAGCTCGTCCATACCGATGAACTGGAAGTCGGCACCCTGATACTGGTAGACGTCGCGCGGGCGCTCCAAGTAGCCAAAGACCAATCGCGCGCCACTGGGAAACGTGTAGGTCTTGCGGTCGCCGCTCCAACGCGCCGCCGTGCCACCGAGCCACTGCTGCGCTCGGTCCATCAGGGCGCCGGGCAAGGACAGGTCCTTGTAACTCTGGCGCAACAGGATGGCGGCGTAACCGGGTGTCTGGACGTACTGCAACGCCGCCATGAGCAGCGCATCACTCTTGCCACCACCGGCGGCACCACCGAACAGAATCTCCTTGTGCGGCAGACCGAGCAGCAGCGCCTGGCGCTTCGTCGGCACGTGTGGGATGAACGGGTTCTCCAACACCGTGCGCCGGATTAGGTCAAGCGCTGCCGCCTTCTGACGGCTGCTAAGACTCGAAGTCGGCGAAGGCGTCGGCGTATTCACCTAGCGCCTCTTCGATGCGCCGCGCCTCATGGCTTTCCTCACCGGGCACCTCGATTACCGTGCTGTCCCTACGGCGCCAGCGGTCCGGGAACCGTCGCTCAAGCCGCCATGCCGCCGCCTGCCACTCTTCCTTGGCGGCATCGCGGATGGTCTGCAAGTCCAGAATCTCGCTCATCGCCAGCGCCTGCATCACCTCGTCGCGGAACCGACGCTTGAGGCCGGTCTTGGCGCGAGCACCGTCGCGTAGCCACTCGTACAACGTGTTCTTCGATATGCCAGCGGCTGCCGCCGCCGTCTCGATGTAGTTGCCAGCCCTGATGAGCAGGACTATCTCGGTCAGCATCTTCTCCGTCAGCTTCGTCGGCCGCCCAGGCCCGCGCTTGGACGCCATCAGCGTAGCCTGACCCGGAGGCTCATGCCGCTCTTGCTACCTTTGCCTGGCTTAAGTTCCACCATGCCCTTGCCCCATTTCGCCTGTAAGTACCGGATGGCGCCGCGCGTCACCTCGGCCGTGCGGTCGGCGCTCAACCCGCCTCGTGACCAACGCTCGTGCAACCAGGAGTAGCGGTTGTCGACCAAGCACAGCCGACTGCGCCGGATGCTCTCGAAGGTGGCATCAATGTCCGTGCTCACCTTCAGCGACTCGTCGAAGCGGAACGTCCGGTCGGTGATGCCGCAAGCCGCCTCGTCCAAGCGACCACGGAACGAGAACGGCTTGTAAGCCTGCCGCTCCATCGGCCTTGGCGTCAGCGCGTAGCCGAACACCGTGCTGCCGCAATCGAGCGCCAACCGACCGGTGTTGGCGAGCACGTCGAGCATATGCTCTGGGTCCGTCACCTTGTCAGGCACGTAACGCATCAAGCGCATGATGCCGAACGTGTCGTCGTCGACCATGGCGATGAAGTCCTCGTCGGCCCACTGCTCCATGATGCGGTTGCGCGCCTTAGCCACGCCGAAGCCGTTACCGAGGACGATGTCCTTCGGCCGCCGACCGACGACGTGGAACGCCGCTTCGTACTCGGGCAACTGCTCTTCCGCCAACAGCACTATCGCGTGCTCCAACAGCGGGTTGACCGCCAGCACGTTCGGGCGCCCGAGGCTCGGGATGAACAGCGTGAACTTCATCGACCTTCGCTACGCAGCCGTGTCAGGTAGGCGCCGCCATCGACCACGCGCCCTGGCCCGAGCTTCTTGCTCTTCGTGAAGAACGGGTCCTGCACCCGCTCGATGCCGAAGTGGTCCTGCGCCGCCAACCAGTCGACACTATCGCGGAACAACAACACCACGTAGTTGATGTCCTCACCCGGCACCATGCCGATGCCCTGCTTGTCGTCGACCGGGCCGGACGTGTCCACCTCGTCCTCGGCCACTCCTTCGAGGCTGTAGAGCAACCGAGCCAGGTCGCCATCCAGGTCGGCCGTCGCCTTGGCGATGACGGCAAGCAACTCGTCGTCCTCGACGGCCATGGCCGACACGGTGTCGATGATGCCGAGTGCCGCGTGTTCGTGCTCTTCCGACACGTCGACCAAGATGACCGGCACCTCGGGCAAGCCTTTCTCTATCGCCTCTTCTCGACGCAGATGGCCGTCGAGGAGACGGCCAGTGCGAGCGTTCATGACGAGCGGCGTCAACCACCCGAGCGTCTTGAGGCCACGCTCTAGAGCACGGCGCTGGCCCGCCGGATGGATACGGTAGTTGTCCTTATGAGGCTCGAGCGTTCGGGGGTCGCGCCACTCAAGGCGCATCTCGTTGCGCGCGACGTCCTGCCATGGAACTGCACCACTCGCCTCACTTGCCTCCGAAGAGGGGTGTGGCGTTCCTGGACTTGGACTCGCTACGGGCGGCTTGACGTTCTTCTCCTTGGCCATGCTGGCCACTATAGCGCCACTTCCGACCGTCTCTAAGGTAACCGGCGGCCTTCTGCCGGTACCCCGACGCACCGGGCAGGTCGACCTCGTTATCGACGTGCGCGCCCTCCTCGATGAAGTGGTCGACACCGCGCCCGAGCTTCCTACCGCGTGGCGTGTGCTTGTCGAGCGCATAGTCGGGCACCTCGTACCAACCCTCGTCGTCCATGTAAGCGGCGATGATGAAGTTGTCGACTATCCGACTCTTCGGCGCACGGCACATCGACAAGATGGCGTGGCCGAGGAAAAGGCGCGTGGCGTCGTTGCCGCGCTTGACCGCCTCTTCGTAGTTGCGACCCAACGTGTCGACGAGCAGTGCCACGCTGCTGTCGGCCGGACCGATGTCCTCACTGGCGATGATGCGCAAGCGGTTCCACAGGTACTTCGGCTGCAACGCCTCGATTTGGATGGCGCACTCCATCGCCTCGCGTTCCTCGCCGCGCCTGATGTGCTTCTGCAACGCGCTGATAACCTCCGGGAACGGGTACCCGCCCGGAGTAACTTGACTCTGCCACCAACTTGCCATTCCTAGCCTCCTATGCGGCGGAGCGCCGCTAACTACATTCTAGCGTGCGGCGCTCCATAGTGTAAAGCGATTGTCAGGCAACGTACAGATGAGGATGAGCGATTGCCGGGAAGTAGCGGCGGGCCGTGTCGTAGCCGAGCTTGATGCCGCGCTCGGCGATGAACTGACAGGAGCCGCTGCCGAAGTACACCCGGAAACCGCCGGTGAGGGTGTCCCACATGCAGACCATCGTGACCGTGAGCGGAGCGTCCGGCGACGGCACCATGTAGCTATCGCTCATCACCATGACCGAGTTGGCGTTGAGCACCACCGGCTCGCCGTCCGGGCCGGTGCCACGTTCGCGATAGCCGCGCGCTATCTCGTGCCACTTCTCGGTCAGCCGCTCGACGTTCGCCTCGTTCTTCGACTGCATCTTTGCCACTGGTTCCATGCCACTCGCCTCGTTTCCTGCCGACCGCTGTCGGCGTACCATCACAACATCACCCAAGATGAGCCGGGCGACACGTTGGCGAACGCCCTGCCTAGCCCATCCGCCCGACCTGCTGCGCGCACCTTCACCGTGCGCGTCACGCGGCCCGTGCCGGCGCACTCCGGGCAGGTCAAACCGAACGCCGCGACCTTGGCGCCGAAGCAGGTGCCGCACTCGAACTCGGGCACCTCCTTGCGCGCCGTGTCCAGTGCCTCGACGAACGTCTCACCGTAGCGGATGGCGGCGCACGGTCGACCATCCACGTCTCCGACAACGAACCACTCCTTCATGCCTCGCTCCTTTCACCTTGCAACGCTGCAAGCTCAACCGGGGTCAAGCCGACAACCTGCGCCAACACCAAGACCGCGCGCCTAACGCAGTCGTCCGGGTTCCAGCCAAGGTCGGCGTAGAAGCCGGGGTAAGTGATGGCCTCGGCGCCGCGAACCAATGCCGCGCGCTCCTGGCGGGTCATACCAAGCCGGAAGCCCTTGGCGGCGCACAGCGCTTCGGCGACTTGACCACGCCGAAGCAACTCCGCGACCTTCGCCGACTTACTGTCCATCTCGCCTCCTAACCTCATGCCCCACTCTAGCGCAGTGTGGCGTGGTTGTAAAGTCGCTTCGGTCCAGTTACGCCGTGGGTGTCGGGGTTCTCCCCAACCACGGCAACCCGTTGTTGCCCGCGTGGTGCGTCCTGATGTTGCCCCGACAGACCACCGCCCACCATGAAGAAGCCCGCTCGGGTCGAGGACCGCGAGCGGGCTGACGGGTCGGACCGGGAGGTTCACTCGGCCAGTGCGACATCCACGTGGACCGAGAAGCCGGAAAGGCCGTCCGCGATGAAGCCGGGGCTGCAACCGCAGGAGCAACCGGCCTTCTGGGACCAGCTCAGCTTGACCGCCTCCGGGTCGGCACCGATGCGCTCAAGCACTTCGGGAATGAGCTTGCGGTACTCCTTGTGCGGGCGGCTGCGGCGGTTCTCCAGGTTCTCCCACACGGACTCGCCCTTGGGCCAGAAGTAGACGCGGGCCTTCTGGTTGCGCGCGGAGAACTCGGTGTTGCGGCGGATGGTGACTTCGAGAACCTTGAGGGCGGGGGCTTCGGTGGTGGCGCTCTGCTTGGACATCGGGGTCTCCTTTCGACCTGCTTCCATCTTAGCGCAGTGTGGCGTGGTTGTAAAGGCGCTTCGGTCCAGTTACGCCGTGGGTGTCGGGGTTCTCCCCAACCACGGCAACCCGTTGTTGCCCGCGTGGTGCGTCCTGATGTTGCCCCGACAGACCACCGCCCACGTCGTAGCAACGTGGGCGGCCTTGCTGGTGGCTGGAAGTTACCGGTCGGCCCCCGAACCGCCAGCCAGGTCGTCGTACAGCGCCGTGCCGGGCGGTACCACATGCCCGTCAAGGTGCACCACCGTCGCGTCCGCGTCGTCCAACGGCAACAGCCGGAACTTCCGGCCCTCCCGCCGCAGCATCGGCCTGTACCACACGGTCGGACGCCCGCGAGCGTCCCACTGCCCGCTGTCCACCACGTAGTCGTAATCGACGGCGTACCTGGCAGGTTCCGTCACCACGCCGACGCCCAGGAAGTCGAGCGGGGCCTCGGCCGTCCAGCGTGGGTACTGCGTGGCCACCCACACGACGAACTTAGCAGCCAGATACGTCGGGTCGCCGTAGCGGTGGTCGCCCGTATCGCGCTCGACGGCCTCGAAGAAGCCGCGCAGCGTCTCGCGCATACCCTCGGGGTACCCGTCGTAATGCACGTACACGGCGGCTTCCGTCCCGCCGCCCACTACGCCGCTACTACCGAACCTCACCGTGGAACTCGTGCCCATGACTTTCCTCCTATTCGCAGTCCCGCAGCTCGCGCACCCGGCGCTCCTCGCTTACTCTTCGTCGTGCGTCGTCAATCGGACGAACGCCGCCATCTCACACTTCGGGACGGCGAGCACGGCCTCCTCTTCCGCTCGAATCATGCGGCCTGTGTAGAACCGCGACCGGTCGTGGCGCCAGAACAGCGCCACCGCGCGCTGCGTCTCCGGCGACAACTTAGCCAACTCAGACTGCTTAGCCTTGCTCAACATCGACCTGCTCCTTTCAGCGCCGGGCGGCAGTCGTTGTGCCACCGCCCGGCGCGACCTGCCCTAGAACGGCGCTTCGGCGACCACTCGCCGACCGGTGTCCGAGAGGATGTAGTCGCCACTCTCGTTGCGGTCCAGAAGCTCGTTGACCATCCAGCCGTAAACGAAGTCCGGATGCACCACACTCTTGCGGCCGGGCGCGTACAGCACGAACTCGTTGAACGCATTGTGATGAATCCGCGCCTCCGGCTCGGCGGCCAGAACCTTGAGGGTTCCAAATCCGCAGATGCGGGGCTTCGCGGCGGACTGTTCTACGGGCTGTTCTACGACCTTCTCCATGATGTCCTTCCTTCCTTCCTACACCCGTAGTCTAGCGCAGTGTACGCACGTTGTAAAGGCGCTTCGCCCACCATCGCCCCGCCATCGCCCGGGGTAATCGCACCGAAATGACAAGCCCGCTGGGTGAACCGGTGACGAACGCCAAGCCACCTGGGTTACTTGTCATCTCAATCCATACTTGTCGTGAGCGCCCAAGCAAGCCGCGTGGTGCCGTGTGGCTGTCTAGGCGCCCCGCGCCCGCCCGGCGGGGGTATCTGTAGTCTCCAGTTCATCGGCGGGGCGCTATGGCCCGCTAGGTGAATCCTCAGACCACTCTTCGATGAGCAATCGCACCGCATCCGCTTGCGCAGGCAACTGCCGAACCTCGTACTTCGCCAGAGCGCCAGGCAAACCACCCTCGCCGTCCGTGTCGTTGGCGATGATACCGAGTCCGGCCACCAGGGTCGGCACGCCGCTGCCGCCGACCACCAGCCTGTCGGGCTGCAACACGTCGAGCAGCACTTTCGGCGCCAGGTACTTCGCGTCGGCGTCCATCAGGTGGCGCCGCTCCATCCAAACCGTGAGCGCGAAACGCACCAACGGCTGCGGCGGCCGCCATGCCGCGCCTGCCTCCATGACCGCCTGCCACAGCGCCTCGTAGACCGCCTGGCGGTAACCTGCTCGCTTCGCCCAGTGCATCCGGAGCAACACGTTGGGCGTGACCAGGGTCAACCCGGGCACGTGCAACCTGCCTATCCAGCCGTCGGCGTCAGCCATTGACCAATGCCTTGTTGAGCCGCCGAACCAAGACCAACATCAAGCCTTCCGCCACCGCTGCCGCGCGCTTGACGTCGGGTTGCAGGCCATTGGCCACGAACACCTGCGCCGCGCCGTGCACCTCGGACGACCAAGCGACCGAACCGTCATCTTGCACGCGCGGCCGCACCACCAGCCGAAAGGCACCGGAACCGACCAGCGCCGACAAGCTGCCGTTCTCCTTCGCGACCCATTCGCCGATGCCCCCGATGCCGTCTGCCGCTTGCGCCTCGTTCGTCTCGTCGCTCATCGTGACGCCACGTTACCACCGGCCTTCATGGCCACCGCGACCACCATCAAGTGCCACCGAACCAACAACTGCATCGCTACGCCGACCGCCCAGGCGCGGTCACGTCCACGCTCGAGCAAGTACCGCCCTTCACCCACCTCGTGCAAATACAGGTGCTCGGCGCGCGTCAACGGCACGGCCAGGTAGCGGCTCTCGTTCACGCGCCTCGGTTGCGACTCCCTGCCATCGCGGGCAGGTAGGCCGCGCAAATGCGCGGCCTCGACGTCGATGAACGAGCCGGTGATACAACATGGCTGCTTCTTCACGAAGCGCATGAATCCACGATAGTCGGCTGCCACCACCGTGTCGCGGTAATCAATCTTCATGCGGTCCGAACCACGGCTCGACGCACTTCTGGTGCCACCGGTACGTCCGGACGGCACGGTTCGTCTCCGGCATCCATGCCTCTTCGCCCGCCTCGATGGCCAAGCCGCACTCGGCGCAGGCGTGACTCGTGCGCATCCGGCGTAGCGCGAACGGCACCCGGTACAACTTGCCACGCAAGAACACCGCGCCTTCGTAGCCGTCGCCCGTCGGACTGATTCGGGCCAGCGCCGCCACCACCTGTGACATCAACCGTCACTCTCCGAACTGTTGAGCCGCCCGCGCAACGCCTCGCGGATAGCGGCCAGCGTCTCCACGTGTCCGCCGTCCGTCGACCGGACGACGTTGACGTTCACAATCGGGATGCTGGCGATAAGCGCCGGGCGCCATTCCGGCTCGGGCGCATCCGGCTGAATCGGGTGCACCTCATACTCAAACTCATTGAACCGGCGCATCCAACGGATGCCGGCGGGCGTCTCCCGCGCCTCGGTTGACTCCGGGAACGCCCACAGGTAGCGGGTGCACATCGACGTCGTGAACGGCTCGAAGTGCCGCCGGTCGCCGCTCTGCATGTACTTGCCACAGTGATGGCGGGTCGACGAGGCACCGAGCAAGCCGACCGCGTGCAAGCTCTCCGGGAAGTACGCGAGCAGGTCGGCCAGGTTCGCCAGGTCGCCGTGCGCGTGAACGAACAGCATCCGGCTACCTAGCTCCAAGCGCGAGAAGTCCAGGCCGCGATGCACCCGCCGAGAGAAGCCGAAGCGACGGCCTTCTTCCAAGAAGTCGGCCGCGTGGCCGTAGTGCTGCTGACCTATCCAGTCGACGACGTGCGTCTTGCCGTCCGGACCTGTCACCAGCTCGACACCGACCTTGTGAGCCACCTCGAACGGTCGTGGCGGGTCGACCAGGAACCACTCCAACGGCCTGCCACCACCACCGTGCGCGATACCGCTCTCCAAGTACACCCCGCCCTTCGTGCGCCGCCCACAGCCGCGCAAGACGTTCGGTAGCGGCTGCATCATGACGCCACCTCCAACGCCGCCTCGACCATGGCCAAGACGTCATCCGCCGTGTTACCGGCGGCGACCAGACCACTCACCGCGTCGGCAAGCATCTTCGGCCAGTCCATGCTGCCCGCCGCCGCCGCCATGGCCGCGCCTTCATCGAACAGGTCGAACGGCAACTGCGCCAACGACTGCTCTTGCTTCACCTGCCGCGCCTCGGCAACATCACGGGCGGTGACGCGCTCACCGTCCTCCAAGCGACCAATCAACTCGGCGCGCTCGGCCTCCGGCAGATTCGCCAGCTTCGCTGCCACCGTGGCGACCACGCGACCATCGCTTGCCGCCTTCCGCACCGGCGCCGGTAGCTCCGACAGTCGCAAGCGCTGTTCGACCACTGCGCGGCTCAAACCGAGCGCGCGACTGATGTAAGCGGGTGCGTCCTCGTACCGAACACCGGACCGGACCGCCGCCTCGCGTAGCGCCGACAGCGACTCGGCCTCTTCCATGGCGTTAGGCGCGCGGTTCAGGTTCATCGAGACTTGCAACGCTGCAACCTCATCCGGACCGGCGTCGGACGGGACAACGACCGCCGGGATGGAATCGACACCAGCCTCGATGGCATCGCGCACGCGGCGGCGACCATCTACCACCGTGTAACGGACGACGTACTCGCGCCCGTCCACCTCCCGAACGGGCGCGTTGTCCAGGTCGTCGTTGAGCTTGAGCAACACGGCGCTCGTGAAGCCGAGCGCCCGGATGGCCGCGCCGGTCGAGCCGCGCGGCCCGGGGCCGACGTCCGCGATTTCGGCCAACGGCACCTGCAACACCGTAGCGGTCAGGCGCTCGAACAGCGGCGCAGGAACCGGAACGTCACTCACCACTCCACTGCCTCCTCATGCATCTCTTCCTGGATGAAGTCAATCATGGCCTGTGGCCACTCGACCTCATCCTGGTAAGCATCGTGCCAGTGCCAATCCGGCAGGTCGAGAAGCCCGATGCCGAACCGGCGCACCAGGCCACGGTCAATCTTCTCCAACCACGCCTGGAACTCCTTGTCGCCGCCTGCGTACTCCTCCAACATGTCATCGACTATCGGCATAACCTTTCCTCCTTGCGGCCTCATGGCCTAGTTAGATTCTATCGCAGTGTGAGCGGGTTGTAAAGGAACAACCACACCCTTCTCGTTCATATAGCCGTTGCGCCAGGCAACCTTCGCCGTCTCCACCGCGCCACTGGACAACAGCGGCAACAGCGCCTTGAACTGCTCGTCGTTTTCCGGGTAGCCATCTCCGCTGCCACGAACGCGGGCCGCCACGCCAAGCTCGTGCGCCACCGCGATGGCCTTGGCATCGGCGTAGCGCACGCGGTCATCCGGGATGGCAACGCCACGGTACTCGCGCACAGGCTCGAGCCCATTCTTATTGCGCCACTCGTTCCAGGCCGCCACCGCCGTGATAAAGCGGTCCAACGGCGCCGGATTCCGCAGACCGTCGACCGTGTTCGCGTAAAGCTCCGTCGGCGGCTGCTTACCATCGGTGTCGATGAACACCTGCAACGCCTCGCCATCGTGCGCCGCCCAACGTGGTAGCACCACCGGGCCGTCTCGGTCATCGGTGCGAATCGGCGATGAACAGATGATGGAATCGCCGGACAAGCGCATGACGTCCATGTGCGTCGAGCTGCTGCCCTTGCGCGCCAGGTCGAACGTGATGTGCTTCTCCTGGTACCAACCGGCCACCTCGATGAGCGGCATCAAATGGCGCACGCCGACAAGCGACCGACCGGTGACGATGGTGACGAAGTTATCCGGCAGTACGTTGGCGTACTGCACCAGTGGCACGTCGCCAGCCGCTGCCACCTCCATACCGACGACCTTGCCGTTGCCGTAGCGCGCGACCTTGCCGTTCAGGTCGAGGGCGATGTCGGTGCTGTTCTTCGACAACGCCTTGTCCAGCCGGACCCCGACCGCCGGGCCGTCGAAGTAGGCGTGCGTGTCGAGCGAGATGGCGAGGACGAAACCATCCGTAGCAACGGTGGCGCCGAACGGTTCCAGCCAAACGTAGCGGAACATGGGCGGTCCGCTGGCTGGCGCCTTCCGGTCGGCCGCTGCCGCCGCCAAGATGAAGCCGCTGTGCCTCGTGATGTTGATGACTTCCGGTGCTGCCATACCTGACTCCTTTCGCGCGTTAGCGCTACTCGTAGCCTAGCGCAGTGCTCAACGGTTGTCAAACAACATCGGCCATCGGTCACTCGAACGGAATCGCGTTGCCGATAGCCGGGACCTTGACCTTGTACTGCCGACAGACGGCGAAGAAACGGCGCGTGTCCGACTCCGCCATCGCCCGAATCCGCAGAGCGGTCGCCGGGTGACAAGTGCCAGCCAGGCGAGCGCGCACGGCGTCGACCGCTGCGTCGTCCTGACACAACTCCGCCGACACCAGCGCGACGTGCAACCCGAACCAGTCCTGGAAGGTCATCTCGTCCATGCGCTCGCCTCCATCCGCAAGCTGGCGCAGTGTAGCACAGATGGACAGCCGCACTATCAACACAACGCTGACCAGATGCGAATAACACAGTTATGAGGCGAAGATGAGGCAACCTACCCACATATTGCCCGCATTACCATCGGTCGAACAGTACCGGATACCGGCGTGGACCCGTAGGATGCCCGAAGGGGCCACCGGGTCGCCGAGGGTATGTCAGTATTCTCCCCACCGACCCGGATTATGAGAACGCTCACGGCTGTCGGTTGTGGCGGCCGACAGCCGTGAGCGCGAGGCTAGGAGTCCGGCGCGGAGTCAGGCGACGAACGCCATCATCCTACCGCGCCACTCAATACTCGTCCACGCCCTCCAAGGCCGCCAGCACGGCATCCTGGAACGAACGCTCCGGCGACTCGTCTGCCGGGTCGCCGTCCACCCACTCGCCGTGATGCAAGTGGCGCCCGCGCGCCCGATGGTCGGCGTCCTGGCCACGAACGTTCTCCGTGGCCGCGTCGTAGAGCGACCGGAGCGTCTCGTCCGGCAACATGGCGATGATTTCCGCCAGGAACTCCACCATCTTGTCGTTGCTCAACTCGAAGCCGGGAACGTTGAACTCCGGAATGGCCGCCGTCAACTTCACCCGAGCACGCTCCCAAGCATCGGACGGCGCCGGGGCGATGTCCATGCGCCGCCGCTCGGGCAACGTCACCGTCTTGTCGTTCAGTTCCGCCTTGAGGTCGGCATACGACAGCCGGAACGCCTGCTCGAGCCAGTACGCCTGCGAGTCGAAGCCGATGCGCGCCACCGTCAACAGGTGCAACTTCGAGTGCCCGATGCGCGCCCAGGCTTCCGCCGTCAGGTTGCGCTGCCGAACCCACCAGTCGTACGTCGTGATGTAGCGACTCACCGTCGACTCGTCGCTAGGGCTGACACCGTGAACGTTGAGCAGTTCGGCGTTCACCTGCGCCAGCGTCATCCCCGCCTCCCTCAACTCCAAGCACAACTTGGCGATGTCCAACGTGCTACGCCGCTGCGCACGGTACGTCTCCGCCAGCGCGCGCATCAACATCTGCACCTCGGGCCTCGCCTCGACCGGCCTATCCTCTGACATGACTACCTCCACGCACAGTGATACCCCATCGACGCTCCGCCGTCGATAGACCTGACAGTCACTCGCCGTCACCGATGCTCAACTCGCGTGGCAACGGCAACGACTTCGCGTATTCGTACTGCAAGGCGCGCGAGTGCGCCACGAACGTCTCGATGAACGCGCGCCGCAGCGCCATCATGTTGCCACCGTCGCGCAGCGCGACGCCACCACCCACCGCGTCCAACGCCACGCGCGACGACGACCACTTGAGTGGCAGCGGCCCGGGCGTACCGTGCTCGACCGCCGTCATGATTTCGCTCCAAGACAACGCTGCCTGGTCCTCGGCCGACAACTCGGCCACCGTCCAGAACGCCGAAGGCGTCGGGAAGAACTCGGCCGACGACAACAGCATCGCCGCCGCGTGCTCGAACTGACTGTTGTTCATCCGGCTCGCCAACAGGTGATAGTAGGCACCGCTCAACGCGCTGCTCGGCTCGCGGTTGAAGCGTTCGCAGAACAGCGCGAACCAGGCACCGAACACGCGCCGGTCAAGCATCGTCGCCTACGCCGAGCGCACCGAGGATGTTGCGCATCCGCCGCGCCAACGCCGCGTCTCCACCCGTCTTGCCGCCGCTCGCCACCTGTTTCTCCGCCTTCTCGACCACCCGACCATGAACCAACAAGTTGTCCAGGCCGTAGCCTTTCTTCACCCACCACTCGTCGCCTGCGACTTGCAACGTTGCAAGTCGCAATAACTCCGGCGCGCGTTCGACGCCGACTTCCTTGACCAGCGCGCGCAGCGCGCGGCGGCGAGGAGTCGTGACCAACCTGGCCTTCGGCAACTCGCCACACGTGTTGTTGTAGGTCTCGACCATCCCGAGAAGAAGGTGCTCCAACGATTCCTCTCGAACGACAAGCTGACGTGTTTCTTCTTCTGGTATCTCCTTCATAGGTATCTTCTTAGTGGTATCTACTTTGTCTGCACGTGGTGCAGAGGGGGTCTGCACGTCATGCAGAGGGGGGTCTGCATCTGGTGCAGAGGGGGTCTGCATATCTTGCAGGGGCTCGGTCGTCAGATATCGCCACTCACCGGTGTCCGTGAGCGTGTACTCCGTCGTCTGGCCGGAACGCTGCACCGCCTCGACCATGCCGCGTGCCTCAAGCTCGCGCAAGGCGGCGTGCATCCGCCGCGTGCTCATGCCCGCGTGCTCGGCCATGTTGGCCACGCTCTCCCATACGGTCTGCCCGGCACCACTGCGCCGGAGCAACCACAAGTAGGCGGCCTGCTCGAACGGCGACAAGCGCATCTCGAAGAACTCAAGCCGGACCGCCACGAAGAGGTCCTTGAGCCGACCGCGACTAACGCCTACCCGCGCGCTCATGCCAACCATGCCCGGACACTTACCAACGCTGCTTGTGCTATAATCATCGACGCACTACCCCTTTCTTCCTAGACGCGGCCAAGGCCAATACCTTGCGCCGCGTCACCTTTTTGCCTGCTCATCGTACCGCTCATGCCGCCGGGATGGAATGAGCGTCGACCGGCTACTGGCGACCGGTCGGCGCTGGTAGACTCGCCTCGCGTGCGACTTCCTGGCGACGGTTCTCGCACGCCTCCTTGCTCACGCGCCGGGCCTGCCGTAGCCCGGCGCGTTCTTCACCATACTCGCGAGCGTAGCACCAAGCTCAATCCTCGACGAGCGCCAGGTTCTTGTCGGCGTACTCTTGCGCCACGTACCACTGGTCGGCATGGTTGTCCGGGTTGCGCGCGACCAGGCCGCCCGGGTCCTTGCCAGCCGCCTCGCACTCAGCTATGAAGCGCAAGTCTGGTGCACTGACGCTAATCTTGGCCAGGTCCTCGCCGACCACGAACGGCCTCATCTCCGAGATGCCGGTACGCCGATACCTTCGCCACGTGTTCACGCTTCCTCCTTCGTTGTCGCTGCCACTCATTCTGCCGGGGCCGGTGGCCGGTAGCCAACCTGCTCCAACCAAGTCCTGACTCCGCTCGCCACTTGGTCGTCGGTGCGCGACATCATCAACTCGCCGATGCGGTCGGCCTGCCGGGGCGTCAGGTCTTTGATGCTGTCAAGCCGAGCGATACCGAGCAGCCGCGCGAAGAACTCGTGGGCGCCGGTCCACGCCGACGCCTTGTCCCAACCTTCGAACTCAAGCACCGACGCCACGCGCTTCGCCTGGATGGCAATGCGCTGCACCACCTTCGTCGACAATGCGTCGAGCACCGCGCTGTCATCCGCCTCGGGCGGGAACTCGGCTTCCGCTGACCTGGCGGGCGCCGACGCCTTCGTGGCCGTCGAACGCGCCGATGCCGCGCGCGGCGCCGATTGCGACTGACCACCGTTGCGCGGCTCGACCGCCGCATCGGTGAACCGCTCCGGGTCGTCGCCGGTGTCGACCATGAAGCTCTTCATCAAGGCGTACTTGAGCGCGCCGGTCTTGGCCTTGTACAACGCCTTGTCGCCCACCACGCCCTTCGACGAGACGTCGCGGCCTTCGCCGTAGCCGACGAACTCGACCTGCTCGCCGGTGACGCTCCTGACGACGTAGCGCGTCTTGAGCAACACGTGGCCCGGCTCGACCAACGTCACATCCTCGTCGGTTGCCAACAAATACAAGCCCTCGCGAGCGAACAGCGGCCGGATGGCCGCCGACATGTCGCTCTCCGTGACGTAGGCGTAAGCGAAGAACTTGTTGTAACCGGACTTCGGCAGATTGCGCAGGTCGGCGAACACCGCCGCCATGCGCTCATGGATGGTGCGACCGCTATCCGCCACCTCTTCGGTCGCCGCCTCTACCTTGCTCGCCTTCGTTGCCATACCTGACTCCCTTCTTCCATAGCAGTGTTCCTCGTTAGTATATCACTCCACGGGCCTATCCGGTGCACCTCGCCACCGATTACACCAGGACGCATCGCCGCGTAGATAACCATGAACCATGCCGCCACCGCGCTTCGGCAACGGGCGCAGGTGACCAGTCGTGGTCACGAACCGAACATAGACGTTCACCATCGGCCCAGTGGCCATACGGATGAGCAGCACCGCATCATCGGCGTAGCGGAACCTCGGCGCGCGGTAGACGTCAAGCTCGGCAGCCAAGCTGCCGTCGTCGCTGGTCTCGATGCCAACGAGCCGGTCAGCGAACTCGGCCAGTGCCGTCGCCTGGTCAAGCCTCGGCACTGCCCGCGCTACCACGGAACTCGTGCTCCGCCAGCGCGACCTTGTGCCGCCTGACAAACTCGTCGAGCATCTTCGGCAAGTCGCCTAAGTCGTCTTGGCGCAGCAGACCGGACATGACCACGAACACGTGGCCGCTCTCGACCGGCGCCTGCATCACCACCACAGTGCTGTTCGCCTGAGTCAACAACCAGAACAACGGCAAGGCCGCCAAGCACTCAGAGGCAAGCTCTACGTTCTCCGGAGCGGTTGCGCGCCCTCTCATGCCTCGCCGGTCTCTGCTGACGCCATCGCGCCCTCCTGGCGAGCCAGGTACGCGGTCACGGCCGCGGGTTGAACCCTCCACCAGCGACTGCCGGGCTCACGCTCGGCCTTGAGCGCGCCAGACCTGACCAACTGCCAGGCTCGAGCACGGCTCACCCCAAGCAACCGGGCCGCCTCCGGTACCGTCAACGACGTGACCGGGCGCAAACGCACCGGCGTGCGGATGAGCCAACGGTCGCCACGCGGGTCACCGTCTCCCTCGTTGATGAGTCGAGCGCCGGACACCCTGCCGTTACGCAGGTACGCGCTCATGGTCGTGCGGCTAACGCCAAGCTCTTCGGCGGCACCTGCAACACTGACGAACTTCGACATGACGCCTCCTTCTGACGCCATTCTAGCATAGTGTCGCCTCGTTGTTCATTCGGCACCATCCGACGCCTTGGCCATCTCGTCGTCGACCGGCACCGGCAGCGTGGCCGCCCGAACCGAAGAAGAAGGCCCAGGTGCTTCGCGGGCCTGGGCCTTCCGTTCCGCCGCCTGCCGACCTTTGTCGTCAGCGACCCTCAGTAGCCGCTCCACCCCCAAGACTGCGCCACCGAACAAGGACAGAAGCGTGATGATGCCGGTCGGTACATCATTTCCCGTGACTATGAAGTTGATGACGACCCCTAACAGACCAGTCGTCACGACGAGCAGAACGAGGCTCGTCTGCCAGTTCCAATCGTTCACGCTTGAATCCCCTCAACTCGCTACTCCGCTCGCAAGAACGCCCTGTGCACCTCGGCACTGCCCGGCCGGTAGAACGTGACGTTGCCGGAGTAATCCTCTCCTGTTACGACCACCGACCACATCTCGCCTGCGCCGAGTGTGAAGCCGGTGCGCCAGCAACCGATACCGTTGCCGACCTCCCGACAGTCAGGGTCTGTCGTGGCCAAGTCTCGGCCTCCGATGTAGATGACCGGCTCGTCGGCGGCCAGCTTGCCAGCCGCGAACGTGAACGTACCAGTGGCCGCTACCACCGTGAACGCCGCGCCGTCGGGGTTCTCGACCTTGGGTAGCAACAGGCTGCAACTGGCCAAGACGAGCACCAGCGCCAGCGCGCTTGCAACGCTGCAAAGCCGCCTCACTGGTCGGACTCCAACGCCCGGATACCGATACCGCGCAGGGCGTCGTCGAACCGCCCTTGCCATTCGGCTCGTAGCTGTGGCGTCAGGCGCTTGTTACCGTCGAGGAAGGCGTCGTAGATGAGCGGCAACAACGCCTGTAGCGCCTCGACCGGCACCCACTTCGGGAACAACCCGGTGAGTTGGCTAAGCAAGAAGTCGACGACCGTCAACATCAGTTCTTTCTCCCTTCGGTAAGTGCCGCCGTGGTCCGCCGAACGTCGTCCTCGTAGCGCGCCTTGGCGATGCGAGTACCGAACACGTCGATAAGGTTCACGCCGACCACCGTGCTGATGCCACTGGCCAAGCCGTAGGCCAACCCGCCAAGCGGGAAGTTGTAGGTGACGAACGGCTCGACCGCCAGTAGACCAATGGCCTGCACCAATACGCCGATGATTGCACCGACCAACAGGGCTGTGATGAGCGTCACCAAGCGACCATGAATCCACGCATATTCCTCGCGTAGCAGGTCAACGAAGAACGCTACGGCGGCAATCATCATGAGAGGATTCGTGCCCCACATAGCGAAGTCCCAGGTGAAGTCGCCGCCGGGTGGCGTCACCGCCTGTGCCCAAGCGATGCTCCACGCGGCGCTCGCGACGGTGACGAACACCAGTATCGGCCACCATCGCCTGAGAACGCGCCGCCAGGGCGCCATCGTCGAATCTCCGTGCTGTGTCTGCATCATGATTCCTCCGTCCAAGCTGCGACCAACGCTGTCAGGAAGGTCGCCGCGTGCTCGATGCGGTAATCCCGGCTGGTCGACGCGCGGTCAACGGCATCGACCTCCCACAGCAGCGCGGGCATGACCGCATCGTCAATGTACAGCCGACCGAACCGGCTCGTTGCCGATGACTCGAACGGCAACCGCATGATAGCGGCAACCCGTCTGACCAGTTGCTTGCTGTCGTTGCGCTTGTCGGCGGCGCCGGAGTAGTAGAGCATCGAGCGCCCGCCCGGCGAGTCGAAGTGCACGCTCACGAACAAGTCGGCCTGGAACGTGCGCGCCGTCCTCGTGCGTTCGGTCAACGCTGGGTAGGAATCACCGGCGCGGCTCAGGCCGACAGCGATGCCGCGCTTGACCGCCAACCACTTGAGCGCCAACGCCATGTCGAGAGTAAGTTCCTTCTCGGCCAAGCCGCGCTTCGGGTCTACAGTACCAGGGTCCTGCCCGCCGTGCCCGGCGTCGATGAACAACCGCATCACACTATGAACCAATCGACACCATCGCTGACCACGCTCCGCGCATCCCACTGCGCCGCCAAGGTGACGGTCGACGCACCGTCAATCGTCTCGGTGGCGTTCTGCGACAGCGTCACGGCGTTGGCACCGGCGTTCACGCGCTTGACCGTCAACCTGACGCCTTCCGCGCGTGCCGGGTCAGGCAGCGTGACCGTCACCGCCACCGTCGTCGAATCGGCCAACACGGTGCGGTCGGCGTCGACCATGGCGTAGTCGGCCGTGACCGACGTGACGCCACCACCGGAACGCAGCGTCGGCCGCCTCACGTAACGCTCGTCCACCTGCACCGCGCCGGTCAACACCGTGATGCGCGCCACCGGCAACGAACTCTGCGGCGCCGTCGGCCACGTCGACAGGTCACCCTCCATCACCAGTGGGGTGCCGATGGCAACGACCATCTGGTCAAGCAGCACCTCACTGGTCTGCGGGTCCGTATACGACCGGTTCGCCAACACCTCGCCGAGCGCCAGCACCACCGTGCAACGAGTCCCGTTGGCGAGACTGCTCAACGTGTGGCCAAGGTCCGTGACCTCGGTGCCGTCGAAGTCCAGGTCAACACTGTCCAACACCGCGTCGGCGCCTGGCGAATGAATCGCCGTGCGGAGCAGCGCCTGTCCGTTCAGCGTCACGCCGACCACGCCATCGAGCGTGAGCACGCGCCCGGTCGCCGAGACGGTGCCGGCGATACCGGTGCCACCGACTTCGACCAACGAGCGAAGCAGCGCGTACAGCAGGTCGTCGCTCAGCCAGTAGCTATCGTCCAGGTGCGCGAAGCGGATGCGCTTCGCTCCCTGGTTGTTGCGCGGAAGTGCGTCAATCTCCGAGTGCCAACGGCGCATCACGAGCCTCCTTCATCGAAGTAAGTCGCCAGGCCGTAGACGCCATCCTCGAACGTGTCGACGAACATCTCGGCGGCATCGGGCCGGAACGGCATACGGATAACGATGTCACACGTGGCGTCGCGTTGGCCGACGCGGCTGTTGTCCTCGCTGTAACGCCGCTCGATGAGCACCCCCTGCCAACCGTCCCCGTGAAGCACCGGCCTGCCCAGGTCGTCCGGTCGTAGCAGGTAGGGCGGCGCCAAGCGCAGGTGACGACGGGTCGCTGGCAACGCGCGCCGCTGGACGATGCTGGCAGCCAGCGCCATCGCCGTCTCCGCCGACACCGAGTACGGGCCGAGGTCGATGTCCTCGTGCCGCAACCCGTAGTCGCGGATGCTGCCGTTCACCGCCGTGTTGGACGTGTCCGAATAGGTCGCCGACACCTGCTCGTTGCTCTTCTCCACGCCACGCCCGTAACCAGTCACCGTGATACGTGGCGCCACAATCCACGCATCTCCATCGTTCGGCGAGAACGCCGTGTCGTAACCGCCGAGCGGTGCACCCAACGGGAAGTTGGACTGGAACGCCATGCCGAGCTGGTCACGCTGCTCCAAGGTCATCTGTAGCCAACCGCTCACCGTGTACGTCATCAGGCCGCGCCTGCGGGTCAACGACAAGCCGAGTCGCACCGCCGGACCGCCGACCTGCAACTGGACCGTGCCGTTATGCGGCAGTGTCTGGTCCACGCCGTTGACCTTGACCTTGCCGGGATAGCCCTCCGGTTTACGCCAACGCCTATCCGACCAACTGAAGCCATAGTCGGCCGGGAACACGCTCCACGCGAAGTCCAAAGCGTAGTCGACGCTCAACACACCTGCGATGAAGTCGTCAGACGTGATGGGCACCCATGAGTCAAGCACCGGCTGGCTCGACGTCGGCCACAGCTTGTCATACGAGCCACCGTCCGACCAGTCCCTTGCGCCCAACGGCCTCGACGGGCCGTAGTCGGCATCCCAGTCGACCGGACCGAGCAACTGCACCTCGTTGGAGAACACCAACGTCTGCGACGTCACCCGCAAGCTGTTGAGCACGCCGTCCGTGTCCAGCTCGTCCTCTTGGAACTCCGCCAACTCCGCGTCAGGTAGCGCCAACGTCGGCGGCGCCAACGAAGTACCGACTGCCTGGATGTTGCCGAAGATGCGCCAAGTGGTATCGGGGTCGGCGTCGTTCGTGATGGTGAACGTGACGTTCGCCTGGTCGAACGACCACGTGAACGTCGTGCCGTCGGCGTGGGTCAGTGTCTCCGTCACCGCGCCGGGGAAGTTGCCTTGTGCCGTCCAGATGTAGCGCCGCCGAGGCGTAGGCTCAATCGACACCACGAGCATGACGCCTTGGGACGCCAACGGCAGCGAGTAGGAGTTACGGAACGGCACGCCCTCAAGGGCGTACTGGTTCACGCCGTAGGGCGGCACCGTCACCTCTAGCAAGCCCTGGTTGTTGCCGCGGAAGTAATACTCCGGGAACATACCGAAGAACTCATCGAGGCGGTCCAGCACACTCGGTCGGTCACGTGGCTCCACCGGCACGTCGAGCATCAACGCCGCCAGCGACAACGGCGTCACGAACTCGTCGGTGAAAAGCAACAACTCGGGCAGGGCGTCGAGGATGTCAGCCTCGTTGTTGCCATAAACATTCGGCACGCCGTACTGGTCGAGCATCACTGCCAACGCCTGCCGCGCCGTCATCGGCCCTTCGCGGATGATGGAGACTGTCGGCCGCTGCCGCGCCAACAGGTTGAGCAACGTATCCCCGCGGAAGTCGACCAAGCCGTCCGAATAGCGCGGCTGCACCAGTGCCGGGTAGGCGAGCGCCGTGCCGGGGTTCACCTCGTCATCAATGATGCGCCGGTCGCCAGGGTTGATACCGACGTTGGAGAAGAACGTAGCGTTCACGCTCGGCTGCGGGAATGGACCGTCCAGCCGCTCGCTGACCTCGAGCCGCACCGGCACATCCGCGCGGGCGAGCGTCCACCAGGTGAACGACGCGAGGTCCGGGTAGCGCAGCGTGCGGCCTGCCGCCGCGCCGGAGAAGTAGTTCCGCGACCCGACCGCCGACATGCCCAGCCGCGCCGATAGCGACGACGGGCGTGCCGCCGGGGCTACCGGCGGCTGCGGGGTGACGGGCAGCGGTACGGCCACGCTTGCTCTCCTATGCCTTGCTCTTGGCGACCAACGTCACTCGCAAGCTCTTGAACTCACTGGCGGGCATGAGGATGCCACGCCACCGGACGAACCCCGGCAGGCTGAGGTCTAGGTGCTCGGGGCCGTCGCCGCCAGGCAGGAGCTTAGGCAGGGCGTCCTTGTCGTCGAAGGAGTCGTAGTCCTCGCCGTAGAAGGTGACGGCTCCGCCGTCGATTGGCTCCTGTTCGCCGGTACGCTCTAACTGAATGGTGAACGTGTGCTGATTCATGCAGTGCTCCTTATGCTCGGTCCCAGGTGGCCTT